TTAATATACTTTTGTAATTCTAAGTCTTTCGTGCCATACCCAGTAGTTATCACTAGGACCGTGTACACGACACCAACCGTCGATAATCTCGTAAACATAGAATAATTGACCTTTACCATATGTTGTATTAGTCATATTCCATGAGTAATTACCTTTACCACCATGTCTGTTAAGTATCGTTGCACCAAAGCTATCTGCACGTGCTGCAAAGTACTTTTTACGTTGCCAACTTAATCTTTTAGGTGGTATTTGACCTATAGAAAGCTTGTTTTTAGATTTTTTTGCTATTTTCTTCATTTCTTTTGTTTGCTTACTAGCTTTTTTACCATCTCTTGTTTCATTGTGTTTATATTCTTTAGTGATGATCAAACGCTCATGCCATACCCAGTAATTACTACTTTCAGAATAAACACGCGCCCAACCTTCACGTACTTCATATACGTAAAACGGACTATAACCTGCTTTGTATACCAGATTAGTTTTCTTCATATATCCGTTTTTAACATCTTTGCAGATAGTGACACCTGCACTGTCTGCTTTTGCAATGTAATGCGGCGTTTTACTCCATACTAGGTTTTTAGGTACTCGTTTACCATTATATTTATTTGTAGCCTTACGTGTCGTGACTGTTTTAATTTTATTAACGTCATAGTCTTCGTCAACAAACGATGGCACGATGTAATGTGTTGTTCCATAAAAATTATCTACACGTAGTTTTGCAGGTGTATCTGCGTTACCATCAAAGTTTTGTTCTAATACAGTTTGTGTGTTAGTTCCTCCACTATTATCCCAAACTAAATAGATGTGACCGTATCTTTGATATATACCATACGTACATACACCAATTGCTCCAACTGGAGGTATATAATCTGATGTATTTTTAACAATCTTCCAACCTTTAGGGAATATGTTGAGGATACTGTCTTTCGCATTACCCCACATTCTAACTTTGCCATTAGTTATGTGATATACGTAATCAACTGCTAAGTCCATACACTGATATGCCCAACGATTATCAAAGTCAACAAACTTACCTTTCAGGCTATACATATAATTGATTGCACTTTGGTAATCTTTAGTTGTTGGTTTAGATTTAGGTTTTTCTTTGTTTTTACCTTTGTTTCCGGCTTTCTTCTTGCTAACTTTGGGAACTTTAACGACGTCAATATATTTAGCTACATACCCATCAAAGATACTCGTATTACGACCTAAGCCACAAGCTTCTAATAAGTTTCCAGGATCTTGCTTGTCATACTGTATGTCTTGATGACCTGGCATTTCATTTTTATAGTTAATCTTCCAAAATTTAGTAAGATAAGCCATGATACGCGCTGCGTTATCTAACGACTTTAAACTGCGTTTCTTATCTGTGAAGTAACATGCTTCTACACCAAATGCCGCATAGTCAGCGTCCGCATTATACCACTGATTATCTATAGTAGTATTCAACATAACGTGCCATGCTACCTCTGTAACTGGAATACATATAATTGCTTCTTTGTCATCTACAAAAATATGAGCGCTTGCTACCATACTCCAACCAATATTATACGTATTTTTATAATAATTCACATTATCTTGTGCAGTACTATTTGGGTTACCAGTATCATGAATAACTGCAAAACTTGGCTTTCCATTTTTAGTGTGCAATGCTTCTCCATTTCGACGCGTTCCAATAGGTAGTAAATCGTAACGTACTGGTACTCCATTCCATTTTTCTGCCATTTTATAGGCCTCCTATTCTTTATTAGGTTTCTTATATTCTTGAGCCATTAAACTATCGGACAAACCAGCACTTGTACCGTCTACCGCCGACATATATAGACTTACTAACACACCAATTACAGCAATTGGATTACTAATAAATTTTAATAAAGCTTCTCCAACAGCACCCCAAGTAGTTAATGAATGCCAATCAATTCCTAAATAAACAAGAATAGGCATAAATGCACTTACAATTAATTGAATAATAGCTATAGGGTTATTAAATCTAACGTGCCAATTTATTCCTAAAAAATTTCTCAAATATAACACTCCTTTTAGATAAATTAAAAAGCCAACGCAAAGCGTCGGCTATCAAATTATTCTATACATTCACTTTTTCTGGATCATATTCAACACCTGTTAACTCTAAATATTCTTCAGGTGTTACAAATCCTCGCTTTACAAATAAAGCAAATTGTTCATTTGTGTAATAACCCATTTTGTAATATTTAACTCCGATATCATGCATTTGTTGTACCTCCTAAAATTTGAATAGTTAAATCAGATATATCTTTTCTTACATCGTTTAATTCTTCTTGTGTTTTTAGTAATTCTAAAGAAAGTTCAGCTATAACTGTATCTTTCTCATCGATTTCATTTGGATTAGGTTCAAATATTTCTTGTTTCTTTTTCCATTCTTCATACGACGTTCCTATCCATTCACTACCATTAAAATGCATTGGCTCATATATATCGTTTGGAGGTTGCACTTCTGTGTACTTGTCTACATCGTAGTTGAGTTCGTTCATTTCATCGTACATTACCAATTCTGGTTTCCCGTTAGATACATCGTAAATTTGTTTGTATTCCATATTTTCACATCCTTTATAAAGAGTATTGACCGTCAAATACAACGTAGTCAGTATTGCTATAAACGTCATTTTCATTAGTGTGTATTTCTATATCTCCGTTGACAATGATTACTTTTGGAGGTATTTTAGCTACCGTAGAAACACCTGTTTTATACACCTTATAATTGTTGTATTTTTGAGGTATGGAAGCGACAACGTTTTTACCATTTATTAGCCCTTTGACACCCAAACGTATATATACAGTTTCAGAACCTGGTTGACCTTTTATTTTATAAGATGGTGTATATCCGGTCTCAGTATAAGTTTGATATCCGTTTTTTAAAGTTAACGGTAACCAACTAGTATTAGTAGTTTTAGGTTTCAATTGTTCTAGTTGTTCTTGGGTAAAGTCGCTATAAGTGAAAGGCTTTCCGTCTACCCCGTCTTTACCAGGAACACCTTGTATACCTTGTTCTCCTTTTAGATTAGATAATTGTTCTGATGTAAAATCTTCATAACGGAACGGCTCTCCTTTAGGACCTTGTAATCCGGCCTCTCCCTTTTCTCCTTGAATACCTTGAGGACCTTGTACGCCCTGTTCTCCCTTTAAATTAGCGAGTTGCTCTGGCGTGAAATCTTCGTATCGGAAAGGTTCCCCTTTAGGTCCCTGCAGACCAATTGAACCTTGAACACCCTGCTCTCCTTTGAATGTATCAGCATTTTCTTCCATATATACTTTCAAATCGTTCTCTAACTTATCTTTGAAATCATCATCTAATAATCCTATAGCATTCTCTTCCATAACGTTTCTAACTAAATCTTGTAATGAATCTACATGTATTTCTTTTCCAATCGGTCCAGTCATTCCACTATCTGTGATAGTGAAATAAAAGTTAGCAACGTGAACACTATCTTTTTCGTTGGCTAAGAATAATTTTGCGTCTACTTTTCCTGCATGTTTAATGACATTGTCAGATACCTTATATTGGATAACACCACGTTCGGGTAAAACAATTTCTATTGGTTCGTTAGTGAATATAGAACCGTCTGAACTAAATAAGTCTAAACGAGGAACCATATCGGTTTTATTGAAATCTAGTACTTCGTTGTTATCTCTGATAGTGATTCTTATATAAGCTGATCCGTCATCTTCTGTATAAAAATTAGCACCAATAAAACCGTTCTCAGCTGTACTAACATTTATGTTAGTGTCAACATCTGTAAGCTTTTGTAACATATACACACCTCTTTCAGTTATTAAAGGCTACTCACTGTCAGTGAATAGCCTTGTTATCTATATTTATCTCTAATGTAATACATACCTTTTAAACCAATTTGTTTATATAGATTGTTTATCGTAGTAGCTTGGAAGTTACACCACTCAATCGCAGTAGCATACTGCATATGTCCAGGGTTTTTAGGGTTCCAACGCATTCGGTACAAAGTATTCTTCCCTTGATTGAAGAATTGCTTTCTAACGAACTTAGCGCCGCCTATAATACCGTTGCGTGGACTCGTCCAGCCTTGACGTCTAGCGTAAGCTATAGAAGCATTAGGGTTGTTGTCATAAGCTGCAATACCAAAGTAGTTATATATGCCATAACGTCCACTTGCATAGTTACTACGCCCATATCCACTCTCTAAGAAAGCATGAGCAATTAAGTAAATTTCATTTACATTGTACTTCTTACAACCGTCTGCAAAAGCTTTCCCTTGACCGGATAAAGTGCCCTTACCTTTAAGTATTTTGTTCAATTTACTTACAGGAACACCTTGATATTTACCTAAATCTAGCATTTGATATCTTTGTACTGAACTATTCCAAATAGTGTTAGGATTCATATATTTACTTGTTTGTGACCTAGAAGCATTGCCCCAACCCCAACTATAAGATTTTTGAGGCATGCCATGAGCCATTTGTGCATTAAGCGCTTGTTGGAAAGTATATTTACTTTTCTCTACAACTACACGAGGTTTATTTGAAGTTCTATTTGTCTTTTTGCCTTTTTTGTCTGTTGGTTTATCGTTCTGCGCAGGATTATCAACAGAAGTTTTAGGTTTAACTTTTATTGTAGTCTTGGTAGTCGTTGTAGTGATGGTTTCAGTCAATAGCTTTTTTCTATTGAGATAAAGACCTATGATTTTCTTTTCTACTTCTTTGTATTTACTTTCGTCGGGTATACCATTTTTGATTAAGTCGTAATTGATTAGATCTTTCATAGAACGCCATATATTGGGGTCCGCTTTTATAGCAGATTGCGAAAGTTTTATGTTACTCCAACTAAGCAACCATACTCCATATATAAGAGCTCTTATTTGATTGAGCATGAATTGGCGTTTACTCTCTGTTTGTCCTCCGCAAACTTCCATAACAAGCCAACCTGGATGTTCTGGTGCTTCTTCTGAATCTGGTCTAGGTGTCCATACACGCTCGCGGTCTATATATACATGAGGGTATTCATCTTCATTCACATATTTATTACGTTGTAAATATAATTCTTCTACAGAACGCATGTGAGTGCTTTCTTTAATGTATATACCTTTCACTTTGCCTATAGGTTTTTGACCTTCAACCATATAATGGTAAATGTACTCCAAATCATCGTCTAAATCGTATGCGAATGATGTATAGGAAACTTTGGTAACCTCTTTGGTTATAGGTTTCGTTTGTTCTTTTGTGTTCTTAGGAGTTATATCTTCTGTAGGTTTATCTGGTTGTCTGGATGGAGTAGTCTTTTTCTTAGGTTCTGGATGATAAGGTGGTCTGACAAATCCACTTATACCATAGTATGTGTGTTTTTCTAACGAACCGGGAGAACCGGTATAACCGTTGGCATTTCGCCAATTTTGATCCACGCTGGTGAAGTAACTCTTGGTAGATGGACCTACTACAACGGCTGTATGTCCTGTGCCATTATTAAAAGAACCTTTACCCCATACGGCCATGTCACCAGGTTTCGGAACAAAGTTTCTAGTGTTCCTATAGAATTTGAAGCCTTTAGGGTATCTATACCATGCCATAGCAATCGCATTTCCCGTTGTTCTGAAATGCCAATATCTATTGAAAATGTAGTTTGGTAGATCCCAACATTGCGTTTGTATTTAACTTAACGCCTTTCCCCGCATTAATTTCTCAATACGCTTGTGTAACGTTAAATTGCTCTATAAAAAGAGCCTCATGCTTTCACATGAGACTAGACTATATCTTAATATTCATTTTTAGCTTTTTTATAAGCTAAGTGTGCTTCTTCTGCAGTTTCATAAACACCTAAGTATATAAATTTCTTGTTTTTGTAAAGTTGCGCTTGATATTTGTTTAGATGTGGTTTGTAAGTTACTCCTGTATATCCTGTCTTATTATGATATTTTCGTCGATTGTTTGAATTTTCTTCATGACTAACCCATCTGCAATTTGATGGTTTATAATCGTCATCGTTGTTAATTCTGTCTAATTCAGCACCTTCGAATGGTACATCCCCCATATCTTTGTAGAATTGCATAAAGTCATCTTTCCACTCATCACAAACCTTTATACCTCTACCGCCATATGCGCTGTAAAAATCATAATTAGAGTTGTAACATCGTTGCTTCATACCTTTCCATTTATTATAAATTAAAGTTCCAGTCATACCGTGTTTTTTAGAATGACTAACTTTATTCAAACAACCACAACTTTTAGAATAACCATTTTTCACTTCGGTACCAATCATTATTTTTTCATTACCGCATCTCGTACAGTAACATTTATATAGTTTCTTTTTATGTTTATTTCTGCCATAAAACTCTAGAACTTTAAGATAATTAAACTGCATTCCTACAATGTCCATTTGACCACTCCTTATCAATCGTCAAATACATTGTATCACACATGAATATTTAATGCACTGCCTATCAATTGATAGTACATAGTCGTTGAAGCTTCCTCTACTATTACCATAGAGGCTTGCCTGCTGATTGCCCAATCCTTAATATTTTTTAACTTTCACGCTTACCGTTACCAGTTACGTTGTAGTTATTAAGGCTCTAAGGGTGTCCCAGCAATTCACATTATTTTTTTACATGGAACCCATTAATTAAGCTCCATAATAACCATCTACATCAACTCTTCTGCCAATCATTCTTTTTGCCCATGCTGCAACTTCCGAAGCAGTAGGTTTTCTTTTTTTAGGGCTAGGTAATCCCATATATCCACCTCATTTCTGGGATAATAAAAAGTCGATACATAAGTACCGACTTAGTTTCCAAATAGCAAAGGGGCAATTACTTTACTTAGTGTTTCTAATAGTGCGAATGCACCTACAAGTATAGCGCCTAAAGTTTTATTAGATAATTTCTTTTCTTCCAATATAAATTGCTTATCTTCAATCTTGCTATCTAATGTTTTTCTGATATCCCTTACTTCTTCGTTAACTTCTTCAAAACGTCTATTTGTATTAGAATTTGATTGCCTCAACTCTTTCACAAGTCCTTCTATGCTATTCGCCATTCTATCCGTATTTTTTTCAGTGTTAGCAGATGTACCTTTTAATTCTGTAATAACTTGTATCGTTTCCGTATATCTATCGTCATGTTTTTCATCAACTTTGTATAACTTTTCAGTCGTTTTATCTATATTAGTTTCGGCTTTATCCATACGTTTTTCTAAGCTAGTAATTCTTTGTTCTTCTATTGTTTTTTGCATAAAATCAAAACTCCAATTGCCACCAAGATGATTTGTATGATACCAACACTCAAATTAATGTAATAGGTCGTGAACATCTCTGCACCACTTACTGACAATAAACCAAAAAGTATATGGATGAAACCACTTAAACTATTACCTAAAACGATGAATATAGCATATGCTTTACCATCTAAGAACATCGCTGCAATAAGAATGAATGAACCTATTAACATAAACCAACCCATAGTCTGAATGTCAAAATAAAGACTTATTTTGGTATACAAAGGAGATATTTTTTCTAGTTCGTCTACCGTTTTATCAATCCACTCTAAGCTTCTTATCCCACCTGTAACAGCTAACAATAAAAGTAAAAGGTTGGACATTAAGTCTGATGTGTTTATTTTCTTCAAGGTTAATACACCCACTTTACTCAAAAAATAAAACCACAAGTTAAATAGCTTGTGGTTCATAGTCAAAACCAGTAATTTCTTTGAATTGTTCAGGTGTAATCCACTCTGCCTTAACAAAAATTCCAACTTGTTCAACTGTATAAAGTTTTCTGTCTTGATAATAATATTTAATAGCGTTATAAAACATCCGGATTACCTCCTGCCAATTTCAACATTAATAACGAGTTCATTTCTTCTATTTCTTTAATTTTTTGTTCGTTTTCCACTTGCTGAATGAGTAGACTGGCCATTACGTCATCTTCTTTTTTCGGTACTTCTTCCACCACTTCTTCGTTAGGCACTTTTTCTGGTTCGTCACTTAAAGATTGCCATTTGCCGTCTACAAATTCACAAGGTGTATAAATACCGTCTGGTGGTGCTATATGGGTATAGTATCTATCATCATAACGATAACCTTCATCTTCGTTGTATTCTAATAACTTAGGCTGACCGTTATATTTATTAAAAATTTGTATTGCTTTCATATCATCACTCCTAACTTATTAACCAACTATCTTCAACGATAATGTAGTCTGTTTCGTTCCAACTATCATTTTTGTTTTTGTAAAAGATAATATCTCCGGTAGAATTTATTGTGACTCTCGGTGTATCTTTGCTGATTTTAGCTACACAATTTAAGAAGTGAGGACCACTAACGATTTCTGGAGGGAATGAGGCTACAACTGTTCCGTCGATAATATTTTTTAGATACAGTCTTATATAAGCTTTTCTGATACCATTTTCTTCTATAACTCTATATTGGCTAACAGGATTACTACCACCAAGTTCCATAGCTCCGTTTTTCAAGGTTACTTTTTGCCAATTTGAATCATAACTCTGTTGAGCCAAAGGTTTCCATCCCATATCCACTCCGTCAGTATGAAGTGTTTTGACCCATACACTTTGAGCATAGTTTTGTATCAACAAGATTTGTTTTCTTCCATTTTTTCCTGAATACACATTAATTTCTGCAATATAAGCACTACTATTTTTATCTTTAGGAGCATTAACAGTTTCTGCATCGGCAGGAACAATGCATTCATATATTCCAGGAGATAGAGATTCTACACGTTGTTTTAATTCCCCTAAATATATACGATCTCCAGAATCTTCCGTTAATTTATATTTTTGCCACTTCAAATCATCGTTGTTAGCGCTTATATTAGCCACAATATCATCTCGGGTGATTCCTTGACTTTCTTCAATATTCTTTTGCATTGCAGCTGTCATATCATCTATTTTAGCTTTAGTTTCACTTGTTAAGGAGTTTAAGTCGTTTACAAATTGTGTTTTATTATCCTCCATGCTTGTAAATGACTGTTGATATAACTCGTCTATCTTTTCCTTTTGCAACTTAACATTTTCATCTAAGGCTTTGTAATCATCGTTTAACGATTTGTTGTAATTATCAAATGCTTCTTGTAGTTTTTTACTATTTTCTTCGAATGTAGTATCAAATTCCGTCATTTTGTTATCAACAAGCTGGTTAATGTCGGATATTTTTCCTGTCAGATCTTTGACCTGGTTTTCAACAAACTCACGTAACTCGTAAAACATTCTAATGGTTTTGACTTTTTCTTCGCCTGTGATTTTATTTATCAAGGCATCTCTAACTTCGAATTCAAACTCATCTAAAGCCATTGTTGTTTCTCTACCGTTAACAGCGATGTAGACTTGACCGGTAACTTTAGTATTAGTTGCATCTTTTAAGAAGTCTTTAGGCACAGTAAGACAAAGTATACCTTTCATTGGATCTTCGTATTCTAAATTTAATACACCAGAATTACTTCCGTTACTTGATTGTAAAAATGCGAAGCAAGTAACATTTCTTTGTCCTAATAAAAGAGGCTTATTGTCATCAATAACTCTAAAATGCAGTTTAGCTGTTTCTATATCCATATTGTAGAAACCTATACCTAGAGTTCTGCTTTCTTTGACAATTTCGCCTTTATCTTGTTTGTATATCAAATTTTTATTTAAACGTTCATCCATTAACACTACCTCCATTCGATAGCTTTTTTACCTGTTCGGATAATTCTTGTATAGATTTAATTAGTGGCGCTATTAATTCAGTATAAGAAACTGAATATATATCATCTCCACCATCTTCCTTAGCATTGTGAACACCGCCGAATTTAGTGTTAAGTTCTTCTATTTCTTGAGCAATAAGACCATGTTGTAGGTTATCAGAATTTTTGTAGTTGTAATCTACTGGACGCAATTGTTTAATGAATTCTAATCCTAATTCAGTATCTTTGATGTTTTCTTTATTTCTTCTATCTGAACGTTGTTTAATAGGGGAGAATGTATATACTTCTTGACTGTCACTACCTATTTGAATTTGATTGTTACCATTAGCGTGTGAATAAGCGCCGATAGAAACTGTATTCTTGTAATCTCTATTAGGTCCTGCTGTATAACCTATAGCAACGTTCTCATTACCATCCACAACAGCTTTGTTTGTATTACCACCAATACCAACGTTTCTTTCTCCTTTAACAAGATTGTAAAGAGATGAAGCGCCAATACCTACGTTGAAATCACCTTGAACGTATCTACCTGAATACGAACCAATGAACGTAGAGAAGTTAGCGTTCTTACCATTTTGCATGGCTTGAGTTCCTACTGCAGTGTTACGTCTTGCGTGTCCGTCTCCTTCTTTTTTATTTTTATCATCTTTAAAGAAGTGCATAGCGCCGTAACCGATAGAAGTGTTATTACTAGCGTGTAGCGTTTGTTGTAATGAGTTAGCACCAATAGAAACGTTGTCTTGACCAGTGATATTATTAGTTAAACCGTACATACCTATAGCAGAGTTTCTGTTACCAATGAGGTTATCTCTTAAAGATCTATCCCCAATAGATGTATTGCCCATACCTTTTACTGTGTGTGCTTGAGAGTTATATCCTACAGCAACGTTATTACTACCTTTCATAAGGTGTAATAAGGCGTTACGCCCTATTCCGACATTTTCTTTGTAGTCGTTGTCGCTATGAGAGAGAATAGAGTTTTTAGGTTTGCTCTCACTTCCTAAGACGTCCCAAACATTGCCCCATTTTTTCTTGAAATAAGAATTGATAAAGTTTTTATCGCCTTTATCTTTCCAGAAATCATGATAAGTTTTAATAGGATCACTTGCGCCGCCCCATTTTAAAGCGTTAGAACCGAGTGCAGTATTTCTTTCTCCGTATTCCCCTTGTCCCAAAGCGTCGGAACCGAAAGCGTCGTTAGAATAACCATTCAAAAGGTTTCTCATAGCACCTTTACCGAATGCATTCAATCGTCTACCTTGAATATTGTTTTTTAACACTTCATAACCGTAACCATGAATGGCGTAACTATATTCGTTAAGTTTTTTACCGCTATTTTGACCTACAATAAAGTTAGGATATCTTGCTTCTGTTTTTTTGTTAACATTCGCTTTGATAGCCTGAGGAACTGTAGGGGATATATATATTTCTTCGTCGTTAAAGAAAATTCTACCTTTCCCAAAAAACATCCCGTCAGGTAGGATTGATGTTTTGAAATTTCCGTTTGGAACATAATAAATCTGTTTCTTACTGAAAGTGTAGAACAAATCTTTATTGTCTGTTTTACCGTCGCCTATAGCACCGACTGACTTAATGTTAATGTAATAGTCTAAACTATCTTTAAGTTGTTTAATTCTACTTAAATAATCATTTTTAATATTTAAGAAATCTAAATACAATCTGTTAGATAAATCGCCTGCACGTTTACCGAACATTGTTACTCTTGAAGCAGTAACCTCTTGAATGCCGTCACCTATATTACCAAGCACTAATTCCATAATTTGTGATCTTTGATATTTCAATTCATCAGAAACATTACTTTTAGCATTATCCTCTAATTTATGAGTGATTTGTTTGGAATCGTGAGCATTTTCTTGATTGGATTTATGAAAAAGATTATAATTATCCAATTTATTAGCGAATTTCTCTATTAAAGTAAAGTTGCTTTCTAAATCTTTTAAGAACTTAGTAGAGAAATAAGAGTGTAGTTTATTTTTTAATTTTAAAGACATCTTTTAGCTTCCTTAGCCATAAAATCCGTAAAAGTTTTTGATTAACTCATACATGATTACTTCGTGTCCTTTGTCATTTGGATGTACGCCATCTGGCATACTTGATTTTCTAAATGATGGAAGGTTAGGTTTAAATTTAGTTGAGTGATAAGCATCATATACAGGTACATCAAGCTCGTTGCATATATCTATTTGTACAGAGCAATAATCTTCTAAGGTTAAACCTAATTCATTTTTATTCGTGTCTTTTCGAACAATCTTCTTGTCTTTCACATAACATTGCTTTGTAGCAGTCATAACTAGTATTTTTGAGTCTGGATACTTATTTTTCAAAGTGTTTATAGTACTATAAAAGGCACCGTAAAACGTTTTAACATCCGCTTTATCAGTGCCTATTTTTACATTATTATTCCAATCATCATCAGTGCCTTGTACGATGATTAAATCACCTTTGATATTATTCGCTTGTTCATAAATGCTATTTTCTTTAGTTGTACTCATCGTTGCTCCACTAACAGCTAAGTTTGTTGCTTTCGCTTTAATCTTCTTAGCTAACATTTCAGTAAAGTTACTCTTCGCTCCTGTTCCCTTAGCGACAGAATCTCCTATCGTTCCGATAGTTTTAACCTTACGTATGATAGATTTAGATGTGAAGTCATGAATGATAGTACCATTAGAAGTTGTAACGCTTTTTGCGTTAGTGTTTTTCAGCCTATTATTTATTTCATCAGTTTTATTTTGTAATTCTTGGGCAGTTTTAGTATTAGCATTGTTCTGTGCCTGGATTAACCTTAAATCTTTCGCTGGATCTGATTTATTAGACTTAATAGCTTTAACATAATTTGCAGCGCTATTAACTGCTTTCATATATCTGTCTTGCAGTCTAAATTCCCCTAAGACTACGTCTTGCTTGATAATCTTATTGTTAATATCTCGATGTGTAGTGATTTCTATAATTCTTACATATTCATTTAATCCTATTAGGTCGTCAATGACATTAACTATATCTCCGACTTTAGGAATTGCTTCTTTAAAATGTTTTTGTAAAGAAATGAAATCTAGTGTTACAGACGTTTTTAAACTTTCTTGTATAACTAACTCCATAGCTTTTTTGAGTGTATCCCCTTTAGTTATGCGTCCATCTACAACAGGTGGCGCATGCCGTTTGCCTATTAAGTCAGCTAAGGGGTGTGTATACTCATATTGCAAGCTAGCTTCGTTGAAAGTTTGTTGCTCATCAAAGCCGCCATAACCTCTGATATAGGTGTAACACTTAGAAGCATCTTCTTGGACTTTTACATTATTCGCGTTAACACCTGCTTTAATATAGTAGTTAGCCTTTCTTTGAACAATATCATATAAATGAAACGTCTTTGTTTTAGCGTTGTATTCATATTCTAGGTTATATCTTTCCAAACCTTTTTTGAATAGTTCTAAGTTTGTATCATGATTACCTAGATTCTCAAATTTAGATGATGAAACCTTAGCGTGTAATTCATACTTATAACCGGTATTTCTAAAAACGAGATCAAAATAATTTTTACCAGTAAAACTACCGTTATATACTTCGTAGACTCGCAAGTTATTTAAATCATCTAATTCAACAGGACGCGCTTTTATCGTTAACTTCTCTTTCTGACCTATTGTCGTTTTATCTAACATAACAATACGGTACTCATTAACGTCGTTAGCACCGGCTACACCAGTTATCGTCCACATTTTAGTAATGGCTCCTATGGCATCGAATGTCGCTTTATTTTCAACCATTTCGATTTCTAAGGAACCATCTTCATTTAATTTCTCATTCAGTTTTGTTTCTACAGGTAGGGATTGCCCAACGCCCTGTAATGTTTTAAGTAAAATCGGCAATCAAGCAACCTCCTTACAAGTAATATCTTTTGTGTTTAAACACGATTTTTTTAAGTCTTTTTGTACTATGGAATGTATTCCAACCTGGCATTAGGACAGGTTGTTGTTTTGTCTTGTTATAATCATCTATACGTAAGTTATTACGATATACATGAATACCGTCAAACTTAATAACATCTCCAACTTTTAACTCTATACCGCTTATTTTCATAATGTCACTGTGTGTCATATAGAAGTTGAAACCGTCAGCGTCTTTTTTACTAACGCTTTCTCCCAAAGTGATTTCAACGATACTGTCTTGGTTGAATTGATTTATTTCTGCAGTGCCGCCATAGTAAACTTCGTCCACTTTAGTATCATAGAATGTATATTTTCTTTGTTGATTTGGTATATCTAATGGATTTCTATCCGGAACACCCCACTTATTCATGTTGCTACCTTCTCTTTCTAAATCAGTGCTATAAGCTATACTTTCAAAGTATGGTAGTTCTACCGTTTCGAATTCCAAAGTGAATTCCCCTGATGTTTTAGTTGTATCGAAAGAAACTTCATTTACCAACCCAACGTGAATTTGCCTACCGTCTACATATTCAAGTTCAAACTTTTGTTCTTTAGGTTGGAAGATATTTTCGAACAATATCTCGTTTTCTGGAGAAGCTAATTCTCTTAAATAGAATTCCCCCCTAAGCATAGCTTGTATATCTGATTTTAGATGAGAAGCATAAGCTATCTTTTCTACATCGTACCTAACCGTCATAGATATACTTTTCTTTTCTTCTTTAGTAGCATTATGAAATCTACCGTTAACACGATCAATTTCATCAAACTTTCGGTCATAGCCTGCACCTTTAACATCGTAAGAAACAACTCTCAACGCAGTACCAGTAAAGCGATTGTTACTAATACGCAAACGTTCTTTATTTTTGTATACCTCAACATCATGTAATATCAATTAACAATCACTCCTTTAAAATAATCCGAAACTTGCGTCTTTTGAGTTGGAATCTTCAATGTAAGATTTAATGGCCGGTATATCTGACTCATTGCGAACAGTCACGTTGACGATAGGTTTATTGTTCTCTTGCATGCTATGGCGTACGTCTTTACTCATATGTGCATCGAAAGAATTTCCTAAACCAGCCAATCCTTCTTCTAAAAAGTCCGGTTTTAAGTCTGCGTTGAAGGCATCCATAACTTTTAACGCCGCTAATTTACTTTCTCTTGCAGCTTTTCCTGCATATTCAGAGATACCCATACCTAATCCAGTCATACTATCATTACCTAGTTGTATGAATTTACGAGAAGGAGAATGACTATCCAAAGCACTTTTTGCAGCGTTCAATGCACCTTTTGCAGCGTTCCATGCAGCTGCTGCTAAATCTTTAGCTTTTTGAACGATACCTCTAATCATTCCAGCTATCATATCAACACCTGCTTGAAAGAAACCTCCAATAAAACTTCGAGCTCGATTTAATGCAGTTGTCATGCCATTTCCAACAGCGCCAACCACTCTGAAGAAACCACTAACTACTGCTTGTAAAAATCTACTCATTGCAGAAATGATACTTGAAACCCATTGTGCACCACCAGAAATGATACGACTGAGTGCTTGCATCATTTTTTGAGCAACGGTTGAAACTACACGTGAAAACCAACTTGACACCGTGTTCCAAATTCTAGTAACTGCGCCTGAAATCACAGACCAAATTTGATTCCAACTTGTGATATTAGTACCGAGTATTCTGTTCAAAACGTTGAATATGAAGTTAGAAATCTGGTTCCAAATTGATACTAACGTATTCCAAATCGTAGTCATTACATTAGAAATCGTAGTTTGTAAAGTTAGCCAAGCACCAGAAAAATCTCCGGTAAGGAGCTGTATTAATGCAGTAAACAAACCGAAAATCAATTGCGTAGCAGCTTGTAGTATTCCACCTATCGCAGTGAATACTACTGAAATCACAGTCCAAAGAGATTGGAAAGCAGTTACTAAACCATTGATAAGGCTGATGAATAAGAAGCCGAGAACTTGGTTTGCAACTTGCCCTAACATTTGTAAGATAGGGATAATTGGTTGTAATGTTTGTTCGATAGACGCTCTGAACTGATTGAACCAGTTAATCACTGATTTTACAGCGTTCATTATCGTATCTTTAATTGTGTTCCAAGCTTCAATACAAGTTTTTCTGAAATTCTCATTTGTTTTCCACAACCAAACAATAATACCTATTAAAGCAACGATAACGCCTATGATAGCCAATACAGGCCATGAAATCGCACCTATAGCTACACCTAACGCTTGGAATGCACCACTTAACATAGGTAAGATACGCATAATTGTACTAATAGGGCTCATGAGAAGTCTAAATGCGATTTTCACTAGGTTCAACGCACTTCTAAGTATTTGAGTGTTTCTAGCAAAAGCTAACATTTTAGTCATAGCTTTGAATAGACTACTACTAAAGAATGTTTCTAATAATGTACCTACTGCAATGATTGGTGCTAGTAAAGCCCACAACATACCACCGAGTATCATACCTATACCAACCATTCGAGCTATAGCAGGGTGTGTTTCAAACAACTTAGCTATGAAACCAGCTAATGCCGTTACTACTTTTAATATAACACTTGCTATTGGTGCCATTGCAGTGCCGAATGTAACCAATACTCTTACAATATTACCGATTAGATCCATAATGACTGGACCATTTTCTTGTACATACTGAACAAACTTTTTAAACCCTTCAGATTTACCAACTTGTTCAGACCATTCTCTAAACTTAGCAGTCATTTTAACTAGCCAATCAAAGATATTAGAACTGTTTTGAGCAAATGCTTTCATCAAGTTACCAATACCCATGAATACATTGCCAAATATTTGACCTATTTTAGGTAAATTAGTTTTAGTGTATTCAATAAACGACTTAATAGCGTTCTGACCTGCTATGCTGTTAGCCCAGTTTTGGAACTTTTTACCTAGATTATCTAAGCCTTTAGCAGTCCATAAAAATAGTGGACCTAATTGAGTGAATACATTAATAAGTCCGTCACCAAAGCGTCCTGCAGCACTTAATAATGTGTTGAATGTCTTAACACCTGTTGTATTCATCATGTTAAAGAATTTGCTAGCAGTTTGACTGTTTTGAGCCCATTTTAAGACACTCTGTGACGCTTGTTCCATTCCTTTAGAGATACCTGCTAAGAATGGTTTCATACGCCCTAAAGCTACGTTAACAGTGTCTAAAGCGTTAGATAACGTATTGAAGATTTGTGCTTGGTTTTGTTTGATAATACTTTCCCATGTTGATTGAACTTCTTCTAAAGAAGCCTCATAACGTTTAGTTTGTGCTGTTGCTTCTAACGTTCCATCACTCAACATCTTAATTGCGCTTACTGCCATAGCACCAAATGCAAACGCACCACTTGCAGCAATACCAAATGCACCAGCTACACCTAATGCACCACCAGCAACTACGCCTAATGCGTTAGCTACTGCCATGATGGCGGGTACTAAACCAGCTATAATAGGAATAAGACCTTGAAAACTAGCGATTAGCACACCTTTGATTTGTTGTCCAAACACAGTACCAAATGTACGAATACGAGTAGCTAATCTATCCATTTTGTCGCCGTATTCATCTAAAGACTGACTTAAAGCTCTAGTTAATACTTGAGCTCTTGTCATTCCCCTTGTATCAAAGTTAACTTTTACCGTTTTATCATGTAAGGTTGCAAGCATAGCTTTAGCACCTAATACTGAACGTTTTAAGGGGTTGTTGTTACCTTTAATATCTACTTCTTTATCTCTTAATTGCTGTAATTTCTCTTTAACTACTGCAATTGCTCGTTTGATAGGGTTGTTGTTACCGTCTATATCAACGGTATGTTCTCGCCAACGTTGAGCCATTGCTTTTGCAGTGTTTAAGGCTCGTTTAAATTTACTTATGTTGGCATCGACTTGTGTTTCGATTTCATCGGGTATTTCAGTTTTTGCCATACGTTGAGCTTTTCTGATATTCCGTTGGAAATCTGTAATGATCGCCGATATACGAGCCATAAAGTTTTTATTCATGGCTAACCTCCTTTTTGACTAGTATTGCGTAATGAATTCATAAAGCGTCGTGTACCTTGTTTCTGAACATTTCTAATGCGTTTGTTATGTGCTAACTTACGTTCTTTCATACGTTCGTATTCTTCTGACTGTCCACGTACTTCGTATCTTGCACGCTCTAACTGCTTCTGTAATCGTTTAAGTGATTTACCAGCTTGTACAAGACCGTTAGCTTGAGCACCAAATAATAAAGTTTCTTGTTCATCAAGTAACGCCAATCTACGACCTACAACCCAGTCTTTCCATTCATTAGGCGTCAAACTCATTAATTCATCATAAGGAAGATAGCCTATGTATTGACTGGTTATCTGCCGTATTTCTGAATAATCTAGTAAGGTAGCTCGCCCATGATTTCTTTGTAATTGTTCTTCATGAACTCGATACCGTTCTTCGTAGACTCTTTCTCTTCTTCTTTGACCATAGATGGAGCCGAGTTCATTTGTGTCCAGAATAGACGTGATTTCTGCTTGAAAAAACCACTATGATTTAAAACTTGCAATGCACCTTGTAACAATTCGATAGAGTCTTGTTTTTCATCAATAATTTCCATTAGTGTTTGTTCGATATCTTCACGTTTAGGTGCGTTCTTACCTAGATAAGCTGTTGCACATTCCCAAAAATCAGCAATTGCGATTGGATCACGTTCTAAAATTCCATTATAGATAGCATTGAAACCAGACACTTTAGTTGTTTTACCATTTTCGTCTTGCTCGTCTTTAGCAAATTTCTTAGCCGCTTTATCGAATAAGAAAGTAGCTTTTGCTTCTACTTCTTCTCCGTTGAACTCTAATGTAGTAATAGGATTGATTGTATTTTCAGTCATTCTTTAACCTCTTTCTGTTATTTTGTACAAAAAAATAGAGGGCTTAATGCCCTCGTAAAACTTATGCACCAGCACTAGGTGTACGGTTTTCGTATGAGTCTGTATAAGCTCCCATATCTTCCCATTCAACTGTAGGAGCAGCAGCACTAGGGTTGAGCCATTCTGGTGGTAATGAATCAACAGAACCGTCTGCACTGTTAAATTTAACTTTTGCAGTGATTTCGATTTTGTCATCCTCATCATCAAATGACCATTCGTGCTCTTCTACAATTACATAAGCGAAAGTACCGTGATGTTTACCGTCACGTTTCTTAACTTCCCAAATCCATAAACGTAACTGCTTGAAGTTTTTAACTGACTCTTTTAAAGCTTCTTGACCTTTGTCGCCAGGAACACGGTCAACAGTTAACTTGATTTCTTCTTCTACAGAGTTACGACCGTAGTCTTTTTTGCCACCTGTAATCATTTCAGCTAAGTCATTACTGATTGTGTGTCCACCCTCAGATAAACTAGCTAACAGAATAGCATCTTCTTCTTTTAGCTTGCTCGCTAAATCTTTGTCAGCGATTTGTAACGCTGCAATATATTTATTCTGCGCCATTCGTTACACTCCTTTGTAAAGTATTGTGTCTGTATTTAAAAATAAGCCGAATGATACCGTGCTTCGTGTACTGATCAATGTCGGTTATCACTTCTTGTGTATCAATTCGACTTTTTATAAATGAATAGTTATTTATTTCTATTTCAGAGTTAAGTACAAAACCTAAGTATTGGATGATTTGTGAGGCTTCATCTCTATTTCTAGCTTGGCTATAAACATGCAATGTAACGCCTACATCTTCAAACATACTCGTTGTCGTTTCTTTATTAGTGACGTTTGTTTCACCCACAACGATATATGGGTAAACAGCGTCTTTTTGAACGCAATCAAAAACCCTACCGCCTAGTTGTTTACTGACGATAGGGTTGCTCTTTAATTTGTTATATATCTTGTTAAACAGATACCGTTCTACTGATACCCACATATCTTAACCACCTTATGAAAAATACTTATTGAAAAACGCTCTACCTTCATCGATTGCAGGTTCCCAAAAAGGTTGTGCATGTTGTCCTTTAGTTGTGTGCCAACGTCCGTCTGCGTCTTTGTAATGCCACGGGATATTCTTTGCACGACTACCACCAGGACCAACTGCGTATATCCCTGTACCGTAGTTGACGTACACTGCGTACTCACTACCAATATTAATAACGCCTGTTAATCCGCCCTTCTTAAAGTCCATAGAAACACTTTCTCTAAGATAACCGGTATCGACAGGCATGTTACTAACTATTGAATTGTGAATAATTGTTGTTGTCTTGGCTATACCTTTTTTAGCCCATCTAATCGTTTCTTTTTCGAACTCCTCAAGCTCCTTAACTAATTCCCAATTGCCATATTTAACCTTAGCCAATAGGACACTCTTTCAACCGAGTGAGATTGATTTCTTGTTGTCCGCCTTGATCGACAGGTTCTCCTACTACTTCGTAAGTTTTACCGTTGTATTTGAATAAGTTTTCGTTAGTTATTGGCAGGCTGTACGGCGTATATAGGTTCCTGTCATATGATTGGTTCATTTGATGAAACTTGAGTTGTTCAGATGAAGTAGGCGTATCCATAAAGCCTTGTATTGTTTTTTCGCTTTTAAAGCGCTCTTGTTCACGTGGATACTCTCCTACAACCTCTCTTGAACCTAATTCGATTGTATGAGGAAACTCGTCTAATGGATTAAACATGATAACCAGTCCAACGTAAACGTCTAAATGGTTTTAGGTAAGCGTATGTTTCCTTAGGTAGATCAGTAACGAATGTGTAGCTTACAGTTCCCATAGTACGCGAAGAAACATTGCTAGTCGTACCTTGTTTAATACAATTAGCAATGAATTTCTCTACGTTACTAGGTAATGACTGTCTATCGAATGTTTGATTGCAATATTCTTCTGCTACATTCAGATATTTTTCAATAAGTAATTCTATTGTTTCGTCGTTAGAAGTATCATCGAGTGAGAGATTGTTTAATAATTTAACGTCTTGTGCGTTCATTACTCAACACTTCCTAATGCTTCAACGAGTTCATCTTTTTTCATACTAGAAAAGCCCTCTATTTCACGTTCTTTAGCGAGTTCTCTTAACTCAGATACTTTCATACCTTTTAAGTCTTTATCGCTCTCTACACGTTCAATAAGGGGCTTATTCTGACGGTTTTCTTTTGTGGATAGTTCAGTTAATCGCTCATCACTTACATTTAAACCTTTACGAGGGAACGTTTTTCCTACGTTATACTCGTAGTTGTCATCTTGTAAGTCTTCGAAATACTCGATTACTTTATACATACGTCACTACCTCCTTTTATGCACCTGAGTCTGTAGTTCCAGCGCCTTTAGTTACCTTAACTGCTTTAGATTCGTCATATAAGTATGCTACATAGTGTTTATCACTGTATAAAGCAGTTGTTTTAGTTGAAGGATCACGGTCAGTTTCTAAGAAGAAATCACGTTTAGTGATAAGTTTAACTGCACCACGTTTAGCTAAAATAGCTTCGCCCTCATCTAATTTCTTAGAACGTACAATAACAGCTCCTAACGCTTCCCCAAATGCACCTTTAACGATAATGTTATCGCCTAATTCAGTAGCTCGAGTGAAGTTATCTGAAGCACTAGAGCGTAACTTACCAGCGTCTTTAGGATTAATGAATAATACCATTGGTTCTAAATCTTCATCGTCAAATGTATCGATAGCAGCTTCTAAACCTGCTAATGTGCCGATGTCTGCACTTACAGTTAATTTTGTACCTCGTAAAGCTTCTAATACGTCATTATCTACTTTGTTAGCAATAGCTAAACCGTGTTGACGTACTGCTTCTCCTTGAGGGTCACCATAACCAGACAATAAAGCTTCATCAGTAATATCAGTACCTTTACCGATTTTATGAATTTTAGCTTCACGTCTGTTAGTTTCAATTTTGTCTACAGGAATTTTTTGTCCTTCAGGTACTACTGTAGCGTCACCACTGTAAACAAATGCAGGGAAAGTTAAAGTGTCGCCTGGTTGTCCTACTAATGTACTGTCAATGTCTGCAAATTGTGCAAATCTCAATTTCTTATCTAATTCTGCTTGCATCATAGGTTTTAATACTTCTGGAACGATTTGTGTACTTTTAGTTGTTGTTCCTTGTGCCATATGTTATTACCTCTTTTCTAATTGTTTATTAGAGTGTCGTAAGTCTTTCTATCATTAACGAATAGATTAGTTCTCTCTGCGACGCTCATATTGTTAAATTCTTCTTGCGTAATTCCACCATTTACGTTTTTGCCGTCATCTGGTGTGCGTCCACTTGGTTTAGATTGTTCAAATAAATGCTCATTTTCTTTTTTGAACTCACTCATGTAATCGTCTAATCCTTTGACATCTCCGTTATCATCAAATTCTAAATTGTCTTTATCGATTAGTTTGATTACTTGTTCGGGTTTGATTGCTTTTTCCTTAGCTAAAGATACTTCAATAGCTTTATTTAACTGAACGTCTTTGAGTTTTTGATCGTAGTTGGCGTTTTGCTCTTTATATTTTTCTAACTCTTGTTTAAGTTCATCGTTATCACCAACATTATTTTTGAGTTCTTCAATTTGATTATCACGATTTTTAATTTCTTCGTTAGCAGTGTCTAATTGTTCTTTTATTGACTCAACTTTCTCTGCCTTCTCTTTATATGATTGCAAACCTTCATGATGTTCGTCGATAATCTTTTGAATAGCATCTTCTTCGACACCTAAACCACGTAAAAATTCTCTTTTCATTATTACTACTCCTCACATTTTTTATTACGGTGGTCTTATCCACCATGAGTTTGCACCTTTTAACGCCTTGAGCATTTTTGGGCATAAAAATAGCCAACACAGTTAAGTGTTAGCTAGAATAAGTTAAAATTTGCATTTTCAGCATTACTTTTATTAATGTAATTTTTAATTTGTTCTGTGTTAGCTTCGTTGCTTATTCCTACCTTTACAACTGATCTATCGTTCTTTAATCGGTTAATTTCTTCATATAGTTGTTTGATACGCTCTAATTTCTCAATTGCTTCATCAGCGTCAATATTAACCTTTACTCTAAACTCCATAATCAAACACTACCTTTCCGTTTATCTTTCTCCCACTCTCTATAGTTAGTGAAAGGTATTACGCCATCTTCTTTAGTTCTCATCGTTGTAGGTAATTCATCTTCGTCTATGTAATAAAGAAGCTTACAACGACAATTGATGTTCTCTTTTGCACTAGCTACACCTACAAACAACTTAGGTGCAGGTCCTACACAACCACTAGAATGAAAGTTATCTTCAATATCAACCGAAGTGCCGTCTAAGTGTCTGTGTGTATCACGTGTGCGTGTATCTTTAGTAGCATACCAACGTTTTTTCATATCAAGTCCGTTTTCTTTAGCTACCATCGCACTATCTAATCCAGCTTGTGACAATGCACGCCCTGTTTCTGTTCTAGCTACACGCACTGATTGAGCTTTTGACATGCCTAAATCATTTCTTAATGCTTTAGCTATCTTAGAATATCCCTCACCACTCATAATGCCTTGTGTTATGTGTGTACGAATACGCTTTAATGTATCATCGCGATGTTTCTGTAGTGTAGGTACTAACTTGATAAACTCAATAGGTTGTTCTATTGCTGTCTGTATCGTTTGTGTATTTGGTATATCAAAGTTCATAGACGTTTGACTTGCCACTTCATACAAAAATAGGCTCATCATGTACTTTTCCATATAGACGTTCTGTTGCGACTGTTTAATAGCCTTAGCGACTTCTCTGTAGTCTTGAGATAACATCTGTCCTATACGATTAAGTTCTTTGTTGAGCCTGTTGTATTTATTGAATTCAGTCCACGTCACTTGTGGTTCATCTCTATCGTATTTCTCATACATGTTCGCAATAATCTGTTTGATTTCTTTCAAACGTTTAGCAAATAGAGTTTCTATTTCTTTCTCTGCTTGATTAACCAGTTTGTCGATGTAGTTATCTATGTCATTCTGATTGGTTATCTTCGGATTGTCTTTGTTGTTCGCCATTCAATCCCTCCTCAATGTCAGGGAGTTGTTGATTGAGTTCTATATTTTCTTGTTCTATTCTCTCCATTTCAGCTACAGGATCTTCAACCCAAGCATGATTAGAAAGAATAGTTTCTTTAGATAATAACCCTGTAGAATTCATAGCAATTTGAGAGTTTTCTAACTCATTTACCATTACATTGAAGTTGAATGTAATCTCGATGTCTTGTACTTTCACATCTAATCTGTAGAAGTCGATAATGTACTGTAACAATTCTTGTAACGCAGTAAGTGTTTTATTCTTTAGCTTATTAGCTTTTAAGTCTAAGTTACTGTACATAAACTTAAGCGCAATACCACTAGGGCTATTACCAAACTTATCTTGTTGGAAGTCTACACCTTGCCCAAACTCTATAATGTAATCACGTAACATTTTCGTGTATTCCTTAACAGAGTCGATAGGAACTTCTACTTTGATAGTATCTACACCTGAACCACTTTCTCCTGCAACACTAATTGCCTTATAGTATTTAAGGTTATGCATGAAGTCTTTCATATCTTCGCCTTCATAACCTTTTAAGATATAGATTAACTCTACTGATTCATCAAAAGTGTTTTGTGTATCTGATAATCGCTTATCTAACGCATCTATGATTGTCTTATACATGAATAAGTCAGATACTTCTTGCGGGTTGTTCTTGAACGGAATAAAAGGAACACGTCCCCAACTCATCAATTTATTACCTTGATAATAATGAGGTTGTATATGATCTTCACTACGGTAGAAATCAGGGATAAGTTGTCCTTCTTTCAACTCATAGAATGTCACATCATCTTTAGTCCAATACTCAACGCGTTCTGCTCCGTCTAATTCATATACACGGATAAACGCTTGCAGTTCATCTCTTTCTTTATTAGTCCAAATAGGTACAGCTTGTTCTGCAGGTACACGAAACGTTTTAAACTCTCCCTCTTCATCTACATAAGGTTGAACCCATTCGATACCTTTATTACTTGCAGCAGTTAATATATCCACTAATTTGTCATCCCACTTGTGATTAAGTGTATGTTGTATTTGTTTTAATGCTTTGTCATTATCTACACCAAATGTCACAGGATTAGCAACTGCATATGCTACTTTCTGGTCTACTAAGTTTTGATGGTAGTTAGTATACATGCGCCAGTCTGGTTTAGTTTCGTCGTAGTCGCCGTTCACATCTCTTTTGAAAGGAGCGTCTAATATATCTGGGTGATGATTATAATATCTTTCACCCATTGTAATATTGTCTATGTTCTCTTTATGCTCTCTAACTAAGCGCAATATCATTTCTTCTTGCGTTTCATACTTCGGTTTGATTTGTTCTACCACTTGTTCGTGATATGGTTTATCCCATGGCCAGTTAATGCTAATCACCTCGTTTACGTAAGTATGCTAAGTTTATTCTGCCTCATGTCACGCTCTAGGGCGTATCTAGTGGCGTCTATCGTATGGTTGTCTTTATCTTCTAATCTCGGTTTGACGTTGCCGTCTTTGTCAGTTTCATAGTCGATATTCTCAAATTCTCTCGCTATATTAGGCGTTCTGTTAGGATCTATCACAATAGCAGTTAAATCATCAAGCCATTGTTCCCCGTGTTCTACACTGTCAGGACCTTTTTTCACACCTTTAATTCTCTTGATACCGTGTTCTTGTTTCAGCTCTGCAATAGACTTCGGTTCAGCGCTATCTGCGTATATCTCATCAGATTGATAACCTCTACGTTTTAACCAGTTAGCAAACTCTCTATTGCTTATTTGTACACCATAGTGTTCATCAACTGCGTAGATAATACATTTCTTCTTATCATAGTGCCAACGTACAAATGCTAGTGGATCAGTAGCATAACCAAAGTCAACTGCATTACGTATATTATCGAATGTCTTGTATAAGTCATCAGGTATCTTCTCTATTTGCAAGTTGTTAAACGGCACAACGCCACTACCGATAGCTTCACCCATATATTCCCAACGATAACGTTGTTCGTTACGTTCTTTAGCACTCTCTGCCTCTTGTATGAATTGTTTAGATATAAAAGGATTATCTAAGTACGTTGAATGATGTACAAACGTATTATCCGGTTGGAATGAGGTTTCGTATTTTTTGTTAACCCACGATTGTTTTCTCTTAGGTGGGTTGTAACTAAAGAAAAACTTGTAAAATAACCCGTCGTCTAGTTCTCCACGTAACATAGAGTTAGTAATTGTTGTGACTTCATCTTCTGTCTTAAATTCTGCCAACTCCTCTATCCACATGATAGAAAAAGGGAACCGACTATCTTTTAACGACTTTAATCGCTCAGGGTTCTGCGCCCCTCTAAAGATAATCCGATTCCCTCTAGGAACATACGTGATTTCCATTGGCGACACTTTAACTTTGAACAGGTGCGACACCTTTTGTTCTTCTATCGCCCACTTGATTTGTTCAAATACTGATGTAGCTAATGTATTATCCGTCTTACGTACTACAACTGCATTCATAGGATAGCGCATGATTAACTGTGTAATGATAATAGATATATCAGACGACTTACCACTACCACGTCCACCTTTAGCTACTATGTTGAGTTTCTCTTTGTCCTTAGTTGCTTTCCATAAGCTATGAAAGTGTTTAGGTAACAGTTCGGATAATTTAATTGATATCATCATCGAAATGCACCATCGCAGTCGTTTCTATTTGTTGTTTTTCTACAGGAGTATAACCAGAACGATCAAGTATATCCTTTGCAGCTTGAAATCTTACCAATTCACTTCTAGCATTTAACAATCTCGTCATAGTTAAAAGCGCTTGTGGCGTTTTCTCGCTAAGATAATACGCTTGATACCCTTTCAAACCTAGCTGATATCCTTCTTTCCTTTTCCATCTGCTAATCGTCGTAGTATCGACGCCGATTTTCTTAGCAATAGTTTTATCCGTTTGTCCTGTTTCGTTCTTTATTTCTATATACTTCTGCTGTTTTTCACTCAACTTTAAAAAGTCATCGAAATTAGCATTGTTTTGCATGTTAGTCATCGTATATTACCACCTACTCTCACGGTTAAGCACCTTTGTTTGACGTATAAAAAAAGACACTGCATAAACAGTGCCTAATGATTATGTTTTGTTATTTATTTGAGTTTATGTACTCATGTCACACCTCTATGTCACATCAATACATAAAAATAAGTTACCCGTGTGCTCTCACGGATAACTCACAAGAAAGAAAAAGCTATATTACAAACTAATTAAAAATAAAAAGTATCACTGTATTTCTATATATGGTGATATGAAAGATGATACTGATGAAAATGGTAACGAATATAAGAAATATCGTAATTGTAAGATTCAATAAAACTACCCGCCACTCTGACGGATAGTTAAGCAATCGGATGCGCAACGTCTAGTTAAAGACGATAAACACTTGTCCAATCACTTCGATATTGAATACCCCACCATAGTGCGAAAGGATAAACACTATGTCTTGTGAGGTAATTCTTACACATTCATTATATAAAATTAATATATCCTTTGAAAAATACTGTCATTTCAGTCATTTTCGTCATTATCGTCACTGCAATAGATAAATCTTTTCTGCCAACTCATCTTTGCGTGCTAAAAAATTATTTCTATTCAATTTAGCGTTAGGCATCTTCTCTATTATCTTATCTCTACGTCTACCTTTCTTTAGGTGTTCTAGGAAACAAAAATCAACATGTCCTAATTTTTGTTGTGATTGATTGATGAACTCAACTTCTTTTAACATTTGTGCGTATCTTTTATTTGTTCTTTCTAATCTAATTACTACATCTTCAACTTTACTGCCGTTTTCTCCTTGTGGTTTAGGTAACGTAGCTTGTATCCCATATTGCGCTATAGAATTACTGTCGCATTCAGGAACTACATCTTCTAGGATATTACAATTCATTTTATATCCATCAATCATGTTTAATATAGATGCTTTTGAATACACTAAATATTACCCTCCATTCTCCAACTTATCTTTAAGTGTCTTAATCTCATACTTTTTCACTTCTAACTGGTGTTTTAGATCATTCTGTTCAAGCAATGAGCCAAACAGAAGCAACACCAATATAATAATCGCTATAACTCCCCAAATCATTCACTCACCACTTCCGTTCATATTCCTGTAACTTCTCACAAGCGCAATCATCATTTTCATTTCTTCTAAAGATAGATTTTTTCCGTCCAATTCATATTCTTTTTCAAACATTTCTGTTAACGAAATTGGTTTTATACTTTTGTTTGTGTATTCTGAATTAGAGTTATTATTTATTTCTACTTTATAAGTTTCTGATATTTTGGTTTTTAACGTCTCGTAATCAACTTCGTTATTACTGACACCTTTGATGTACCCACTTATAAATTTTAAGGACACCGTTTTGTTTCCATGTTCAAAGCTACTTATGTGTCCATGACTATATCCGATATTCTTTGATAATTCTCTAGTTTTTATACCTTTTTTCAGTCGGATTTGTTTGAGGTATTCATATAATTCCATCTATTCAACCACCTCTAAATTAGGTTTGTGTTCTAGTACACGTCCGTTAAAACTACATGCATCTTCTTTAGCTGAATATAAATCGTCGTAAGATAAAGCTTCAAATACATTGTCAGTGATTATGCATGTGTTTCCATAACTACCTATATATTTTTTCACTAAATATACTCCTTTTTTTAACTCAACCACGTATTTGCCTATGTTGTTTTTATTATCCTTATTTTTCAACCAAGATACCTCTCTTTCTAAATGTAACTTATCTAATTGCAATCCATGTTTATCTTCCTGTAACTCATTAACTCTTTTCTCTGCTTTAATCCACTTATATATAGCAAAAATACACAGTACTAACACAATTATTACCGATGAAAAACTTATCCAAATCACATTAATAACCTCCTAAAATCCCAAAATATAAAAAGTGTAAAAATAGCAAGATAGAAAGTAAAAACATGGTAACGGAAAACCCAATCGTTACATATTCCTTGTATTTAATTCCTTCAACAAAAAGATATATTATAAATATCTCCATTAAAACAAAGACTATAGACAATGTTATAATTGTAATCATATATATAATTTCACCCAATATTTAATAACCTCCGTATATGCCATTTAAATGAGCGTGGTCATTCTCGTCAAAGTCCTTAGGCACTTCCACCTCATCATTTGCAGTTAACTTATAATACACTTCTCTACCAATCCATTTACCTAACTCATACATAGCGATAGTAAACCAAATCTTTAATATTCGTTTAATCAACCTGCTCACTCCTTACCTAATATTCTTTTAATCTCTGCTACTATGTCTTTAGAATCCTGTTGATCCAAATCCGTCTGTCCCTCTCTCTGACTCACTGCTAAACTCCTCTACTTCTTTTAACTCTGGCGTCCAAATAGGTACGATGACCAGTTGAGCTAGTTTGTCGCCTTTGTTGATTTTATAAGCGCCCAAATCAAAACGTACATCTGAGTAATTAATATCTCCTTTAATATCTTTGTAATAATTATCTTCTTTGTGATAATATTGGCAATCATTCTTAATATTAATCCCTAGATTACCCTGAAAGCCTGCATCAATTTTGCCAGTCTCAATCACTAAATGTGTCTTGCTACTTACACCACTTCTTGACGTTAATAGCCCTACATACCCCTCTGGAATATTTACTGCTACATCTGTTTTAATTACTGCTTTCTCCTGTGGCTCAAGTATTATTGTTTCTGCTGAATATATATCGTACCCAGCATCTAATCTATCTCTCTTCGGCATAGTCGCATTCTCTGATAACAATTTAATTTCTAATTTCTTACTCATTTACATGTCCTCCATTTTCTACTAAACTCTTTGAATTACTTTCTACTATCTTGTCGTACAACTCTGCTTTGCGATACACCTCGTTAAGCTCTTTGATTAACAAACACCCGTCATGCCCTGTAAAAGCTGTAGAGGATACTATGCAACGTTGGATAAATTCTCTATTGTCCATTGCAAGCCTCCAGTTTCCGTCTTAATTCAGCTATATCCTTTATTAATTCATCACGTTGTTTGAGTAAACTGTCACGTTCTCTTTTTACTTTCTTCAATCTAGCGTCCATAACACTAGATACAAACTTAGCTTCTGCGTTCATTTACTATCCCTCATTCCATTTCGAGTTTTCTTTCAACAAACCTGCATTTCTTAACTCATCATTCAAACTACGTTGCCCGTCCTCGTACCACACATTAGCGAGATACCTACCGAACACATCACTCTTGTATGTCTGTACGTATATCCTCTTGCCTTCTACACACGCTTTAGTAAAGTCGGTAGCTTCTTTATAGTTCTCTTGACCTCTTTCAGGTGTATCTACATTAAGTAACCTTACTCTACGTTCTGCAGTTGTCTTGAAGCCTAAATCCAGTAAAATATCTATCGTGTCACCGTCAACTACATTGGTACATATAGCTTGGAAGGTATATAAATGATTTTTTATATCTATCTCAAACACTCCCTGTTCTTTTTAATATCGTTCTCACTAACTTTCATCGTCACTCTGTTTCCTGCTACCTTAACCACAAAGCCTTTAACACCTATCTGTCGTAACTCCTGCTGTATCTCTGTAGGTGTCTTACCTTGTGTGTTGTATCTATATCTTTGGTTGATTGTGTCGGATAGTATCATGCGTTCATCTTCTCGTATTCGTCTGCCCACATATACATCAATCCGTCACTTACATGTTTACGGTTGCACTTTCTAGCAATGTTTCGTCTGTCTATGAATAATAATTTTTGAGCTTCTACTGTACTTGCGAATTCTTCAACAATTTGGTTGTTGTTATCGACAAGATATACTGGCTTAGATACGCCTTTATTTCTGCGATACACTCTATATTTCTGTAATGTAGATTGAAATAGGTTATCTGCCATAAGATTGTTATACCTACTGTCCTTAGGGTACGCATGTAATCCATTTCTCAAATTACCGATAAACGTTTCATATACAATATCTGCTGCACGATACTTCTTGTTCTTATAAATGACTGTGGAAATACCATTGCAACCATTCGCAAACTTATATTTTCCATCAGGTCTTTTCATTCTGCCTAAGTTACTTACGTATAGATCGTACTTCTCGCTATACTTCCAAACTTCATCTTTTGCTAAAACTCTTTCGTTAAACACCTGTTTCTTATTCACTCTCGGCATTGTGTCGGTAAAGAAGCACTTCAACTTATCGTTATATGTGCCACGCTCTTTTTGGTACCACAGTGTGTTGAGTGGAATACCTGTAATGTTGTGCAGATGAGATAGTTCTGTCTTAGTCACTGTGTGAGTAAATGGTTCATACATGTAAATCACATTTACCCCTCCCATTTCTCAAATGCTCTATTTAGGTACCAACGCGCCTTGTCTAAATCTTCTTTACCGTTCTTACGATTAGCACGACTTATATATTTAATTGCATTACCAATCGCAAACGCTAACTCTGGTTTGTAATCTTTAGTGACTTGCTCTATGAAGTCTATGATTTCTATTTCTCCATACGTATAATGCGACGGGTGGTTAACCTTGTCATCTAATGTCTTTTTAGTTCCTTCATTTCCATTAGGTAATGAGTAAAAATCGTAACTATCATCAATAGTCCAAGTTCTCCCGTCAATTGCTTCTACATCAGCAACCCATCTATCTATATCAAGACTTGACTGAACTAAACGATAAACATTTTTTATTTGCATTGTAATTTCAACACCGTTAACTTCTTGGATTCTGATTCTATCGCCTATAATCAAATCTTTAATGCTCATGATCTAACCACCTTTCTAGGGAATATGTCATTCTCCATAAGATGCTTGCACCATTTACCACGAGGGTGTTTTTGAGGCACTGTGAATAAATGTGGTTTCTTACGTTTCAACTCTTGTAATCTACGTTGTGCCATTCTCTCTTTATAACTAGCGATTCCGTCCTCTTTAGGTTTTAAACTATCCCATTCACTACGTCTTACTCCCAAAGGAGCTTCTATTGCATCTTCAAACTTCCAACCAGAAGCTAATCTTTGTCTTAAGATATCGGGATTGATATCTGCTTCTTTCATTTTCTCTACTACATTAGGTGTAATAGAGAAGTATTTATTTTTAACTCTCATTTTTGTTGCTTCCATTTATTCCACCTCTATTAATTCAACTAGTTTAAAATCTTCGCTCATCAACTCTTTGTCAGGGTTCTTACTGATTAAATCTAAAATCCGCTCTTTTTCTTCATCTCTCGTAATATGATTGTTTATCCATACTGGATATTTACATCTCACTTTGAGTGTCGCTTCAACTTCAATTGTTTCTTCTCTGTTAGCCATTACTCATCACTCTCTTTCGTAATTTCGTCATATGCTTTCAATAAGAATTGTGCAGTTTCAATAAAATTTTCAATACTGAGTTTGTTGTCGAACATTAATTCGATTCTTCCGAATTCTTCTTCATTAATAATCGGTTTTTTATTTTTGTAACAAACGTCAAAAGCATTTTGACAACCACTTGTTATTCTCATTCCTACTTTTCTATCTTCTTTGTTGTAAACGCCATTAAGTAAACTGTTTAAAGAAAATTCATGATTAACCTCTACTACTTGTTTTGAATTTTTAATTTCTTTGCATACTCTTTCGAACTTATCTTCTGGCATATATTCTTTTGCATACTCTTTCCAAATGTTATCCATTCTTCATCTTCTCCTTCTTACGCTTCCTGCGTGCCTTAGTTAGTTCTTCATACGTTATCCATTCAAGCCCTGTGTATTTAGGTGCTTTACATATCCATGTGAGTGGTACTTCTCTGTTTTGATATCTGAATATCTTCGCTTTCAACTTTGCTACTTCTGTTGGCATTCCTTTGACGTCTATCACTTCAAGGAGCTTGTTATTTTTCCATAATGCAAAGTCGGCTATATATTCTGTTTTACGTTGGTTATCAAACTTAGGTATCAACTCATATCTAGGTTGTAATTCGATATGATCATATTCATTGCCCAAGTTACGTTCTAAATATTGGTAGTAGTCGCATTCAATTTTGCTGTCGAACACGACACCTTTATATTCAACTTTCTTAGCATTGTATTTACTCACGTTGTCACTCCTACATATCGAATATCGTTGCTTGTAAACCTAGTTCTTCTTCATATAGAAGTTCGTATACGCCCTTAAAACGTTTCAATTCACTATCAGTCATCTTTTTACTTTCTTCTCCAAAATGAGCGCCTGTGAGTGATTTAACGATGTTCAAATTAGTCTCGCGTTTCTCTACTTTTATTTCTTCTGTTCCGTCTGGTCTATATAGATAATACTTTTCTAAAATTGCCATTAGGACACCTCCGTTATTGCCTGTCTGTTGCCTTTTTCTTCTAATTTGTCATTGATTAACTTGATGAGTACATCTTGATTACCACTGCACCAATCAATCATTTTTTGAGCATACACATCGGAACACTCAAGTATTTGCATAACATTCTCTTTCGTTACCATGCGTCACGCTCCCTATAATCATCACCTAGCACTTTTACTGTCCTAGCGTTATGTTTCATTCTTGAATTGATCCGTTGCCAATTCATGTTTTGATTAAGTTCTTTATCACTAAAGTTAGTAGTGAAGATATTATTCTTACCAACTCTGTTATCTACAATGCTGAATAACTTATTTAAGGTGTGTTCTGTATTTTCTACACCTATATCATCGAGTACTAATAAATCTATGTTGCTTAATAACTGAACGAGTTCGTCTGTTGTTTCTGCAGTGTTTTTGTTGTATGTCGCTTTGATACGCTCCATTAACATTGGGATGTGCATAAAAGCAACAGAATATCCCTCGTTTTTAATCGCCTTAGCAATGGCATATGCTATATGGCTTTTTCCGGTACCATATGAGCCTTGTAAGATTAATGACTTAGGTTTATCTACCGAGAATGTTTTGACGTACTCTATAGCTGTTTTTTTAGCGTATACTTGCTTTTCGTTCTGAGGTTTGTAATTATTTACAGTCGCGTCTTTTAATGACCCATTAACTGTTGATTGACTAAAAATACTATTGATATACTTTTGCTTTCTCTTTCGCTCTGCTTCTTTACCAGCTTGTATCATTGAACAGTCACAACCATGTCTGAACTCATGACCGTTACTAAATTTGTAATAGTCGTATGTGTTCCCACATTTACTACATTTAAGGTTGTGTTGTTCTTCTACGATGTTTTTACTAGGTTTGATATTTCTAGCTAAACTCTCCATTGATTGCATTTATAATCACTCCTAGTCCCAATAACTCTCGTCATACTTCATTCTTTCTAGTTGATCCATGCCACTAGGTTGTAATTCTTGATTAAGATAACCCTCAAACTTAGTACCGAATAACGTTTCAGGTCTTAGGTACTTCTCCATATTTGTGCCTTTCCACTCGGCAACTTTGTTATCTATAACTCTTTTAAAGTCATCTAGTGAAAAACCTTCATCAGTTCTTGCTCGTATGACTGTTTGATTCTTCTTAGTAGTAGATTTGTAATTCTTACCTGTTTGTTGGTTAAGGTAGTCGATTACATCTTTGTAAGGATACGCAGTCGACGAAGGAGACAATATATTATTGTTAGTAATCTCTGTAGTAATCTCTGTTAAAGATTTTTGAGTTTCTTTACTATCCATTGTTAAGTATGTTGACTTTCCATTGTTAAGAAACTTAACAATCCATTGTGAAGTAACTTTACTATCGACTTTATAATGGACTGTAGGCGCCCCATTCGCCTTTTTTAAAGCAGTTTCTACAATCCCCATACTTTTCAATTTTTTTATTGAGCGCATTACTTGGTATTTAGATAAATATATTTCGTCTTCCCATTCTTTATAAGATTTGTAAAAGTAACCATCTTTTCTATGGGTTCTATCCGACCAATAAATCAATTGGTTAAGTAATGCAGCAGTTGGATAATCTTCAGTGATTTTCAAATAAATAGCAGGTATAGGGATAATATTGTTTTGTCCACTGAATTGTGTGATTATTGAAGAAATGTAATCTCTATTGTTCATTTTTTCACTCCCCGTACAATAGCCATTCAGGTGTTGTTTTGAATATGAATGCTATCAATTTTATTTTTTCAAGATTAGGAATTCTTTTACCTTCTTCCCATTGTTTTATGGAGAAAGGAGATACATACAAGATTGCAGCGAATTCGTTTATATCAAAATTTCTTTGTAATCTTATTTGCTTGATTCTATGAGCAATTTCTTTTTTATTTTCTTTAGTTATTACTCTCGAATTCATTTTTAGATCCTTTCAGCATGGCATTTAATTTACTGTCAACTTTTATCCAGCTATCTTGTAAGATATATTTTTCATCAAAAGACTTAACGCCTATGTTGTGCTGTTCTTGGTGGTGTCGTCTGCATAAAGCCAACACTTCATAATCGTAATGCTGCATCTTCTTACGGTTAGCACCACGTCCTATTGCATAGTGATGTGCAAGGTCAGCGTTTGATTCCCCACATAGTACACAGTTTCGATTGATCGTCGCCCAGTACAACATAGCTTTATCTCCACTTAGCAATTTGCTCGTTTCTACTCTCATTGGTATTTGGTGATGGAACATAAAAGCTATAATCAACTCTATTAATTCACTCGCTATTCTCATTGAACAGTCACGTAAACTTATTTCTTCGTAACCATTCATAATTTCAAGTTCTGCTTGAAACCTTTTCCTTAGTGATTCCACAGGTTCTCCCCAGTGCAACTCAATATCTCTACATAATGCAAAAATCTTTTTACGTTGTTCTATTGATAATTTTTTGTTATCAGGTACTTCAACTTCTGCAATGAGTGAGTAACCATTTTCTAATAAGTCGATATGACTTTGTTCTAATTCAACACCAGTAGCAACGACGGAATAAGTACCGTCGTTATCTCTCTGGTATCTTGTAATACGTTGCATTTAAATCAACTTCTCTACTTTGAAATAATTTCCGTTAATGTCTGTTAACTGTTTATGACCAGCTTTTAACCTATCGCTAACATATCCATGACACCTTCCTAAAAATTTTGAAGCTCTTGTCATGCTTATGAATTCATATTCGATACCTAAGTGGTTCGTTAGTTTCACAGCCATATTGCTAGTATTAAGACCATTTTCAAACGCGTGATTAGTATTTTCTTTATAAGTACACCATTCAAGATTTTCAACGTTATTATTTTTAGGATTACCGTCTATATGGTTAATACACTCTTTTCCTTTAACAGCTGGTATGAAAGCAAAAGCTACTAATCTATGCACTAAGAAATCTTTAGGTTTACCGTCTTTCCAAAGGGATACTCTTACATCTCTACCATTTGGAGTTTTGTCTTTTAAATAGCGCTGTTGCCAATGTCGCCATTTTTGGTAACGATTAGACCAACTAACTTTATCTTTATGAGTTCTTACTTGTCCTTTATTGCTAACTTCATAAATACCTTCGTAACCTACAACATCTTTCCAAATTTCAGTCATTTAATCACCTTATTAAAACGGGAGATCTTCCGAACTAATATCAATCGGTCCATTAGCATTACCAAAAGGATTATCTTGTTTTGTCATTGGCGTTTGCTGTGCGTTGGCTTGTTGTTCACGTTGTTTCATTTCATCAGTTTTAGGTTCTGGCTTATTAACTATTTCATCGCCTTTATTCCAAACTTTAACGAATGACAGTCTTACGAAATACTTTCCTTGATCTTCGTTAAACTTATTTTTAAGTACGATTGTTCCCATTTTGTTAATTAATCTGTCTGTATCGAAAGTTAAATCAGGCAAATTAAGTTGAATTCCTAGTCTGCTTAATAATTCGATATATTGTCTTTCTTGGAAGTCTTGTTGGAATGGTGGTACGAATTGATTATGTTTGTATTGTTTACCTTCGTTATTTTCAAATACGATAGTGAAATATCTTCCTTCTTTGTCATTAAATTCAACATCTTTAACTTTAACTGTGAATTCTCCTGCTCCTAAGAAGTCTCCACCTTTCATAAATGCCTCTTGATTAGTTTCTTTAGTGTGTTGCGCTTGTCCTGTGATTTTCATAATTTGATACCGTCCTTATTAGTTATTTTTAATTTCCATTTCTAATTGCTTCTACTACGTCCGTTATGCTAGGGTTTACAAATTTCTTATTGTTAATCGTTATATTGCTTGCATGTCTTATTTTTGTTTCAAACAAGTTAGAGGGTTCAGCGTTAAGTACATACTCGTAAGACTTTTGTCCGTTGTCCTCATGCTCTTCGATAGTCATTCTTGCTAAAACATCTGATTGACTTACAACTGCTTTTCTTATTTGATCTTGTGCCTCAATCGTGATAGTGGGATTAATCGTGCTGCCTTCATCGTCTTTATCTTTGTTGATACCTTCATGACCACTTATCGCTAAATGAAATTGATGTTGTTCTTGTAACTTAGAAACATATCTGTACATATGCACAATGCGTGTCGCACATTCTCCCCATTCATTAAATGTCGGTTTCTTAGTCTTACCGTTCATGATGTCATCTATAGTGATGTCACGAAGTTTCTGTATTGTTTCAATCACTACTACGTCTATTCGCTTTCCGTTTTCTCTTAGTTTCTCAATTACTTGAGGTAACATTTTTATTACATAAGCAAAGTGTTTGTAGTTTTTGATTTGTACTACTGCACCATCTTCTGTAACGGTTGTTCCATCTTCATTAATATCAAGCACAAGTGCGTTGTTATCTTTTGTTAAAAAGGTTGTTTTACCTGTACCGAATTTTCCGTAGATAGCGAATTTATAAAACTTGTTAGCATTTTGTTTGCTGATATCTTTAACTCCTAGTTGAGTCAGGATATCTTGCTCTTGTTTTTCTTCAGTCATCTATCTCACCCTCAAACTTCTACTTTGTTTTAGTTCTACTCCATTGAGTTCTAAACCGTCTTTAACAGCTTTTAACAACTCTTTTTTATCCAGCTTAGGTTCTTGTTCAACGTAATATTGTTTAGGTATTAAACTTTCATCTGTTACATCTAAGCTAGGTGGGTTGTTAGCAATACTGTACGAATTAAGCGCGGTTTTAAACTTTTCTTTACCTGTCTGCTCCATAACTTCCTGTAAGCTTTCTTTTAAACGTTTGACGCCGTTTTGATTAGAAGTTTTACGTTGTCTTAAACGTTTTATCTCTTCATCTATAGCATTGTTATCTGCTTCTAAAGATTTAATAACTGCTACATATCCATCTGCTTTATCTTCGATAGCATCATTAATACTTGCTAGCGTATCTTTTAAAATTTGTTCATCTTCTTGTTCTGCAATAAGGTCGTAAACTTGTTGGTAACTATCTTTTAATTCAAATAAATTACTCATCGATTAAACACTCCCCTGCAATGACATCTTTTGCTAATTCAAAATTTCTTTGTAATTCTTTATCTGTGAAAAATTCGTAGAAATTCAGATGATTACAGTCACTTTCATATTTTTGAGAATAGTGCCAAAAGGTAATACCAACTTCTCCATTATCAAAAGTATGAAATTCTGCTTTCACTTTTTCATCACTATTCAAAATCAATTTATTTAAATCATTGGCCGTTTTTAATAATTTGCGTCTCAACTTGACTACCTCCGTATATTTTGATTAAATTAAGTTGTATATTTTGATTAGATTCTGACTGTTACTTGTTGGCGCAAGTTTCAGTCTTTTTTTGTTATCTCAAGCCACTTCTCCCAAAAGAATGTGCTAAAGATTAGCGTTAAGATCGCAATTCCTAATACTGTTGTGAAACCACCTCCTAAAAGTAATGTGATGATCATTGCGATAAACATCGTCATGTAACTTAGTAAGTACTTCATTTAATCCACCCTTTCTAAAAGTTTTTTCGATATATCCTCTTTCTTCGGTAAACCTCCTCTAAAGTGCCGTTTCTGACACCATTAAATTTTGTTCTATAAAGTCAATTGCCGGTCTAATCTTGATGTAGCGTTTATGATTCTTGCCAAATCTGTACATACATTTCTCTTGGAACTCTTTATTGCTATAAACGTGCTTTTCTAAATCATTTTTAGAAATGCCACTTACTTTTACGAATTCTTTGGCGTCTGCGAACCCAATGTATTCCATTGCTATCACTCCTTATACTTCGTTTTCAAATTCCATTTCTAGTTGCTTTATTTTGTATAATGTCGCTTGTGACGGGAACCAGTTAGCAACCATTGATAGAACATCATCAAAGTGCTTTTGTCTTACATTTGTTCTTGATGTTGCGCCTGTCATCTTTTTGACTTCTGAATTGATGTCTCGGAATAATTCACTGCGTTGTTTTTGATTTGTTATTGCATGTATCTTTTGAATGTGAGCAACTCGTTGATTGATTGTTCTAGACAACAAGTTGTAATCTCCTGTGTCTAACTTTTGGTTTTCTTTCAAATCGATAACATCTGCTTTCACTGTCGCAATTTCTTCTTTAGTTTGTTCCGTCGCTTTAAACATCAACTTGAGTGCTTGCATTGGATCATTAGGAATTTGATAAGTTCCAGTTTTTCTTAATGTAGGTAAAACTTCTGATGTTACCCAACGTTTGAAACGTTTAGCTGATTCTAATTTTGATGAGAAGATTAGGCTGTATAACCCTGATTCGTTGATTAATGTTACATTTTGCATTCCTCCAGGTGTCTGTATTTTACCGACCCCTTTATCTTCAACATCAACATGTTCTCTGATTGCGTCTGCTGTTCTTTTGTAACCTAAAATGTCTGCAACGTCTTTCCCTACAAAACATGGTTCCTCGTTTACTGTTAATGTTCTTACTGGTAATTCTTCGAAATTAAATACTTGTAAATCTTGCATATTGTTTATACTCCTTTCTGCTATACTCCTTATAAGGAGGTGATATTATGTCTGATAAAGAAATTGCTTTAGAGTTAACTAAAAGCTATTTAAATCATTTGAATGCGCGAGTAAATAGTAATAACCCCACTCATTCTCATACAAATACTGAAAACACCGGTAAAACGTATCAGTATTTTTACAATTTAGTATCTAAATTAGATAACTCCGTTAAATAGTTTTGATTTTGGAGATGTAAGAGGTCGATTGTCGTAAGCAATTCCTCTTTGCTCCATTTTTCTTTTTCTGCTAATTCGAAAATTTTGATTGCTATCTCATGTATCTTTTTTAAATCTCGCATTTTGAATTTCTCCTTTAAAAAGTTAAGTTTTTAATCCATGAGCAATGATATGAAAACCACTTTCATTGCACTCGATTGTTATAAGTTTTGGATTGTAAGCCTCACTCTGCTCAATGCCATGAGTAGTTTGAGGTTTTTTATTTTGCTCTTCCATTTGATTACCTCCTACCTTTTATCACGTAATGTGATATTAGTGATTAAAAAAATATCTTCAATACTAACATCAAATGTTTTAGCTAAGATCTCCATTTCATAATCATTGAATGGATATTTACCTTGTTCTTTCTGTTCGTATTGTCTACGTTGTAACCCTATCAAACTAGCTACGTATTCGGTAGTAAATTCTTCAGATAATCTAAGTTTACGTAATTTAGTTTTAGGCTTTAAATATTTTTCTTTTAGAATTTTCTTTTTGTCTGTTGCCGTCATTTATTATCACCTCCGATGACTGTATACAAACTATATCACGATTTGTGATATAGTTCAAGCATTTTTTATCACATTTTGTAATATTTTTATTGTTTCCTTATTATAGATGTGTTATATTTATCTCAAGGAGTGATACCAAATGAGTAAAAATGTAATAGGGAAAAGAATAAAAGAACTAAGAAAACAGAAAAAACTAACTCAAAATGATTTAAGTAAGTTGACTGGCTACAAACAAAATACTATTTCATCTCATGAAAATGGAACTCGTGGTATTGACGAAATAGATATAATGAATTATTGCGAGGCTCTCGGCGTGACTCCGACAGACTTATTTCAAAAAGAACCACAACCTCAACTCGAAACCCTACCAGTCAAAAAGATACCAGTTGTTTCAAAAATATCTGCCGGCTTACCTATATATAGTGAAGAAAATTTAATTGATTACATATACTTTGCTACTAATAAACTTAATTCAGATAAAGAGGAATTTGGTTTAAAAGTGTCTGGCGATAGCATGGACAAGATTTTCCAAGAAAACGATGTTGTTGTGGTAGAAAAAGATTCTATAGTAGAAAACGGTCAACTTGGTGTTGTTATGGTTAATGGTTATAACGCCACTGTTAAAAGGATTAGATATAATAAGAACCAAATCATCTTAATTCCGGAATCAAATAACCCAGAACATTTACCACAAGTTTATGGAGAAGATGATGAAGTAAAAATAATTGGTAGAGTTGTAGCAAGTCAGAAAATATTTTAATAAGCGTCCTAGTGGCGCTTTAATATAAATTTATTTAAAGGAGAAAAGTAGAATGAAAAAAGTTTTATTTATTGTTTTATCTTGTTTTTTAATTTTAGGTGCATGTAGTAACAACAATAACAACTCAAAAAAATCATCTTCCGTTGATGAAAATAAAGTGCAGTTCACTAACGATACTTTAGTGCTTGATCAAGCCGTTTTAAAAATAAAAGATACTTTTTTAGTAAACGATAAAGATTTAGATAACGGAAAGAAATTATTAGCATTTAAATATGAAGTTAAAAGTAAAGATGGAAACGAACAAATAACGCCAATGAATGTATGGATAGCATCAATGGAGGCTGTTCAAGATAGTGAGAACACCGAAAGTAAACTTGAAGTCGGTCCTACTCCAAACACTGGTAAATTTGAAGAATGGGATAAACATAACGGCGATGTAATTAAAAAAGGTAAAATTGCTAAAGGTATTATCACTTATGAATTAGAAAATGATAAGCAAGTGACACTTAAAGCTACTAAAGGAACAGAAAGTAAAAAACTTGGCAACAAGAAAATAGATGTCAGTAAATTAAAAACTGTAGATTATTCAGCTGTTGAAGATATTACAAACAATTAAATATAACAAGGGGAAATGTAAAATGAAAAAGGTCCTATTTTTAATTTTTGCAAGTTTGTTGGTGTTAGGTGCATGTGGACAAGACGCAGACAAAACAAATGAAGATGATAATAAGAAGTCAGAAAGTAAATCAGATAAAAAGTCTAACGACCCAAAGAAAGATAAAAATTCAGATGATAAGAAAGATGATTCTAAAGATGAAAAACAATCTGAATCAAAAAATAATAGTGACGACACTACTAACAACGAATCAGAAAGCACATCTAAAAACGATAATGGTAAAGCACAAGATAACAATGGCAACAATGAACGCATACAAGGAAAACAAACGACTCAACAACAAAGCAATAAACAACAAGCGCAAAATAATAACGGTTATATGTCGCAAGCAGAAATCGATGAATGGAATAGAACAAAACCTACTACGCATGATGAGTCGCAAATGGGATATGGTCGCGCAGATTATGAACAAGCACGTAAAGCAAGCGAAAAGGTTTGGGACAATCCAAACGCACATGTAGGTGGTCCATATTGGGTAGGAAAAAATGAAGGTTATGACAGTTGGGCTAAACGACAACAAGAAGTACAAAATACACCGGCAGAATAATTTTACGGGTAGCATGCCTACCCTTATTATTTTTTTACTTTTTTTAAGGAGGAACACGGAAAATGACAACATTTACAGTAACAAAACGCAAAAATAAGACAAGCTCATCATGGCAATACGATGTTAAACACCCTAGTTTGAAATCTGGCAAAAAACGTAAATCTGGATTTAAAACAAAAGCTGAGGCTACAAACGCAGCACAACAATTAATTAGAGATTTAGAAGATGGCAACAACATTGAAGATAATAAAAAGTTCGTTGACTACTACGATGACTGGATAAAAATTAAGAACAAGAAACAGTTGTCTAGCAAACAATTCTACTGGTATGAAAGATCAATTAAATTATTCAGTGAGTATTTCGGAGAAAATATGTTAGTTAAAAATATCACACGTAGTGAGTATCAAAAGTTTTTAAATCAATACGCACAAGGTCACACTGATGAAACAGTAAGAAAAGTTCACGGTTGTCTTGCTAGATGTATTAGAGACGCGTTATACGATGGCTATTTGAAGAAAGACCCTACTTATAATGTAAATATCAAAGGGACTGAAAAAGCTAAAGATGAGAAATTTAAGTTTATTACAATAAAAGACTATTTAAACTTGCTAGATTATTTCAAGAAAAGAGATGAAGAAAGTTATGTTTTGCTATATCTATTAGGCATTACTGGCGCAAGATATAGCGATGTCATCAATATGACTTACAAAGATCTAAACAAAGCGAATGGCATAATTCATTTGCCTGGAACGAAAACAAAGAATTCAAAACGTGATGTAGAAGTTAATTCAAAAGATATCATGCACATAAATTCAAAATTAGCTAAAATGCCGCGTAGAATTGATGGCAAGCTATTCTCGGTTAGTCATACATCAGTAAGTAAAGCATTTAGAAAAGCAAAAGAAGTGATAGGATTAAACGATAATAATATAACTCCCTATTCACTCAGACATACGCACACATCTTACTTACTATCTAAAGGCATACCAATCGAGTATATAAGTAAACGTTTAGGTCACGCTACTATATCACAAACGCTAGACACGTATTCACATTTATTAGAAGAACATAAAAAAGAGCAAGGTCAACGTGTCAGAGAAATATTCTCTTGACACTTATTTGACACTTACTCTCTCGAAATCCCGTCATATCAACGGTATAGTACGGAAACGGAGGGATTCGAACCCTCGCGCCGCTCTCGCGACCTACACCCTTAGCAGGGGCGCCTCTTCAGCCAACTTGAGTACGTTTCCATATGGCTCCGCAGGTAGGATTCGAACCT